TCAATCGAATCAATAACCTTTTGGGTGAAGAAGAAGTAAAGAAACTTTCACCATGGGGTATCATAAACACAAAAAAGATTACAAAGATTAATCGTGACCTTGATGTTTATGATTTACTTGGTGTTCCAACACTAGATTATATCGAACTGTATAGATGGTACGCTCCGGCTGGTAAGTCACAAGAATCTTATCGGCTAGATCACATCGCCAGCGTTGAACTGAATGAGAACAAACTTTCATATGACGAATATGAAAACTTACATTCATTATATCGTTTAAACTTTCAAAAGTTTATTGATTATAACATTAAAGACGTTGAGCTTGTACTGAAGTTGGAAGAAAAACTTAAATTGATTGAATTGGGTTTGACTTTGGCTTACGATACAAAAACAAACTATGAGGACATTTTCGCACAAACGAGAATGTGGGATTCTTTGATCTATAATTATCTTTTAGACAAAGATATCATTGTTCCACCAAAAACGGTAAAAAATAAGAGTTCGGCTTTTGAGGGTGCTTATGTGAAAGAACCCCAAGTCGGTGTTCATGAATATGTTGCTTCATTTGACTTGAACTCTCTCTATCCACACTTGATGATGATGTACAACATTTCACCAGAAACTCTTATTGATACAGAGGATTACACGGATGAAATGCGTGATATTCTTTCAGCAGGCGTAAATGTCGAGAAACTATTAATGAGACAGGTTGACACTTCAAAACTCATTGATGCTACAATTACACCAAACGGTCAACTTTTTAGAACTGACTTTCAAGGTTTTCTTCCTAAGATGTTGGAAGAAATGTATGAAGGTCGTAAAAAATTTAAGAAGATGATGTTGCAGGCGAAACAAGAATATGAAAAAGAAAATGACGATGAAAAGAAATATGAAATCGAAAAAAGAATTGCACGATATGATAATCTTCAACTAGCGAAGAAAGTCTCCCTCAATTCTGCTTACGGTGCTCTTGGTAGTCAATACTTCCGTTTTTATGATTTGAGAATGGCACTTGGCGTTACTACAGCGGGCCAATTATCCATTCGTTGGATTGAAAATAAACTAAATGAATATTTAAATAAGTTATTAAGTACAAATAATGAAGATTACGTTATCGCCTCAGACACAGATTCGATTTATCTTAATCTTGGTCCGCTTGTTAAAAAGGTGTATGTTGCGGGAGAAAAAGTTCCTTCATCTAGAATCAAGATCATCGAGTTCATGGATAAAGTCTGCGAGCAGAAGATACAACCGTTCATTGATGAAAGTTACAAGGATCTTGCTACGTATGTTCGTGCATACGCCCAAAAAATGCAAATGAAACGTGAAGCATTATCTGATCGTGGCATTTGGACTGCAAAGAAAAGATATATTCTAAACGTACACAACAATGAAGGTGTTCAATATAAAGAACCTCAAATGAAAGTTATGGGTATGGAGATGGTTAAATCTTCAACGCCTGCTGCTATTCGGGAAAAAATGAAACAGGCTATTCACATTATGTTGAATGGTAAAGAAGGTGATATTCATGACTTCATTGAAGAATTTAGAGAGAAGTTTAAACAATTGCCTCCTGAAGAAGTATCTTTTCCCAGAGGATTGAATGGTTTGAAAGATTATTCTGATACCGCTACTCTATATAAAAAAGGGACACCGATTCATGTCAAGGGTGCTTTACTATACAACAATCGGTTGGAATCTTTGAAGTTAGATAAAAAATATCCAAGGATTCAAGAAGGTGAGAAAATTAAATTTACTTACCTAAAACAACCGAATCCTTTAAAAGATATGGTCATTTCTTATCCAACGAGATTGCCACCAGAGTTTGGTCTCCATGATTTTGTTGATTATGATACGCAGTTTGAAAAGTCATTTTTGGAACCAATTAAAGTGATTCTCGACTGTATGGGATGGACAACAGAAAAAACCAATTCATTAGACAGCTTTTTCTCATGACACAATTTATATTACCTTTTTTGACCGCCATTGCTCTTTCGGGCGTGGCGGCTTATTATTCGGTAATAGGACTTGCACAGATATTTCCTGGATCTTATTGGCCGGTTATAATCATGGGCACAGTTTTAGAAATAGCAAAATTGGTGACAGTATCATGGTTACATAATCATTGGAAAGAAACATTCTCTGCACTCAAGTTTTATTTTTTGATTGCAGTGATATTGCTTATGGCAATTACTTCAATGGGTATTTTTGGTTACCTATCAAAGGCCCATATTGAACACTCATCAAACATATCACCTTTAGCCGCAAAGGTAGAAATTTATGACAAAAAGATTGAAGCACTCCAAGCGACCATTGAGAGGAATGACAAGAACCTTAGTCAGTATGATGCATCTGTCGATGAAATTATGGGCAGGTCGAAAGACGAAAGGGGCGCCGAGAGGGCATCACAGATACGCAAGGCCCAACAGAAAGACCGTGAGAGAATCGCTTCTGAAAATGCAAGGCTTCAAAAAGAAATACAAAACCTCACGGAAGAAAAACTCCCTTTATCCTTGGAAGTTAAGAAGGCTGAATCAGATTTGGGACCTATCAAATACGTGGCAGAAGTAGTATATGGTACACAAGACCGTGATTTGATTGATAAAGCAGTTCGACTGGTAATTTTTATTATTATTATCGTGTTTGATCCACTTGCTGTTTTGCTGTTAGTAGCATCAAATCAAACTTATAGAAAATATGCAGCTGATAAAGTGGACATTTTACCAGAAATTAAGGCAAGAAAGAGGAAAAAGATTGACAAACAGCCCGCTAATAGTTTAGACTCTTTTTTTGTTGATACAGAACACGAAGTAATACACAAATCAAAAATTGCCAATTTTGAGGATGATTCAAAACCATGAGGGAAGTAATTGAACTTTTTCCTGTTCCTCTGTATAGAAATAATATTTTCGTTGATGAGGACACAAGACGCTTTGTAATGAACTGTAAATACGTAAGAAACGATAATGGTTTGTTCACTGATGCCAAACTTCTCGATCTTCCAGAACTTTCTGATCTCAAACACCTGATTCTCAGAGAAGTTGAATATTATGTATATGATTATTTGAAAGTTGTAAAAAATGTTGAGGTATACATTACATCATCATGGGCAGTAAAACACCAGAGAGGTGATTGGGCACAACCACATCACCATAGTAATAGTATTTTCAGTGGTGTTTTATATGTTAATGTCGATGAAAAAAGTGGTAACATAAAGTTTGTTCGTGATTCTAGGGCATATAATGTTTGGCCAATTTCTGTTTGTCCTGATGTTGAGGAAGAAAACAGAATTAGTTCTGTTGATTGGGTTGTAACGCCAAAAATAAATGACATACTAATTTTTCCATCTCATCTAACACACGAAGTTTCGAGAAATATTTCAGGTATCGAAAGATGTGTTATCGCCTTTAATATTTTCTTTAAAGGAACTCTTGGTGATACGGAAACTTTACTGATTCTAAACGGAGAATAAAATGAGTTTACTTGAAAAGATTAAAAAGAATTCTACAATCAAAGATAGTTCTATTCTATCTAAATCAAAGTTGTTTACAGAAAAAGATATGATTCCAACTGCCATTCCTATGGTGAATGTTGCTTTGTCAGGAAGATTGGATGGTGGTCTTACTCCTGGTTTAACAATGTGGGCAGGTCCCTCTAAACACTTTAAGACAGCCTTCTCTTTGTTGATGGCTAAGTCCTATATGGACAAGTATGATGAATCTGTTTTGTTGTTTTATGATTCCGAATTTGGAACTCCACAGTCATACTTTGATACCTTTGGTATTGACACTGACAGAGTGATTCATTCACCAATTACTGATATTGAACAATTAAAGTTTGATATTATGGCTCAGTTGGAAAATATCAATCGAGGTGATCGTGTTATCATTGTCATTGATTCGATTGGTAATCTCGCATCAAAGAAAGAAGTTGAAGATGCTCTTGAACAGAAGTCTGTTGCTGATATGTCACGAGCAAAACAAGTAAAAAGTTTATTCCGCATGATTACACCACATTTAAATCTAAAAGATATTCCTATGGTTGTGGTGAATCACACTTATAAAGAAATCGGAATGTTTCCTAAAGATATCGTTGGTGGTGGAACAGGTTCTTACTATTCTGCTGACAATATCTTCATTTTAGGTCGTCAACAAGAAAAAGAAGGATCAGAAATTGTTGGATACAATTTCATCATTAACGTAGAGAAATCAAGATATGTTCGAGAAAAATCTAAAATACCTGTTACTGTATCTTTTGATGGTGGTATTAACAAGTGGTCTGGCCTTATGGATATCGCTCTCGAAGGCAATTTTGTAACCAAACCAAGTAATGGTTGGTATGCTAAAGTTGACCAGGAGACTGGTGAAGTCTTAGATAAGAAACGCTTTGCTGATACACAAACAGAAGAATTTTGGAGAGATATTTTAGAAAATAATTCATTCAAAGACTATGTGAAGAAAAGATATGAAATCACTTATAGCAGTATTATGGGACAAGATGACATTTTGGAAGAAGTCGAAGAAAATGAAGCTTGAAGAAGATATTGATTATAAATTCATAAACTTCAGTCATACCGAAGTTATTGGTATAGAGTTGTTAATGGAAGAATATCAAGGTACAATGTACCATTACCATAAAGTTGGTGCAGTTGAAGATGAAGGTGTAGCTAAACTTAGATTCAGTTATGTCATCATCACTCCTGGAAAACATGAGATGCAGGCCTTGTTAGAAGATGAAAATTTTCATACAATAATGGGGGATATTCTCAGTAAAATTATTTTGGATTATAAACAACATGAATCGACTGGAACAAACGATACTGAAGAATTTGATATACAATGAGGCCTATACCAGAAAAGTATTACCATTCATAAGATCAGATTATTTTTCAGACAACACAGAAAAAATTGTATTCAAAGAAGTTTTTGATTTTGTAAACAAGTATAAAAATCTTCCAACATACGAATCCCTTGTAATCAATTTTACCGAAAGTAAAACTCTTACTGGCGACCAGGTCAAAGGATCAATAGACTTACTAAAAGAACTCCACTCTAATCGAGAAGAAAAAGTCGAAGAAAAATGGCTTATTGAACAAACTGAAAAATTTTGTCAAGATAAAGCCATTTACAATGCTATCATGGAATCTGTCCAGATTCTTGATGATAGAAACAAAGGTAAAACAAAAGGAGAAATTCCAAAACTTCTGAGTGATGCCCTTGGCGTTTCTTTTGACCAACACATCGGTCATGATTACATGAATGACTACGATTCACGATATGATTTTTATCATAAAGTAGAAGCTAAAGTTCCATTCGATCTCGATATATTCAATAAAATTACAAAGGGTGGCTTACCGGTCAAAACTTTGAACATTGCTTTGGCTGGCACAGGCGTTGGTAAATCTTTATTCATGTGTCATGTGGCCGCATCTTGTTTATCTCAGGGTAAAAATGTTTTATATATTACTCTTGAAATGGCCGAAGAAAGAATTGCTGAAAGAATTGATGCAAATCTTTTAAATATTGATTTGAATGAACTGAGAACAATCAGTAAAACAGACTACGACAAAAAGTTTCAAGTATTAAGAAACAAGGCAAATGGCAAATTAATCATCAAAGAATATCCAACTGCTTCTGCCTCTGCTCTACATTTCAGGGCTTTGCTTAATGAATTGGCTCTGAAAAAGAATTTTACTCCAGAAATTATCTTCATTGATTATTTGAACATCTGTTCATCTTCTAGAATAAAACCTGGCGGAAGTGTAAACTCTTACACATATGTAAAATCTATTGCTGAAGAGCTTCGTGGCTTGGCAGTTGAATTCAATGTGCCAATTGTATCTGCAACACAAACCACAAGAAGTGGTTTTACAAACTCTGATCCAGGTCTTGAAGATACTTCAGAATCTTTTGGTTTGCCTGCAACTGCTGACTTTATGTTTGCTTTGATTACAAATGAAGAGTTGCAACAATTGAATCAAATTATGGTAAAACAATTGAAAAATCGTTATTCTGACCCAAATGATTATAAAAGATTTGTTGTGGGGGTTGACAGGGCTAAAATGAGACTGTATGATACGGAGCCTGATGCACAAAATGGAATTACAGATTCGGGGCAACCTGATGATACGCCTCCGTTGAATACATTTGGTAATCGTGAACGTAAATTTAATAAAAATTTTGGTGGTCTAAAAGTATGAGTTTGACTAAGGAACAGGCAGTTTACTGTGCAAATGTTTTTTCAAACTATTTCGATAAGTTTTCGAGAATAGATGAG